GAGCAATGGTAACTGGTTTTTGCGGATATACCTTTAACAATTACATATTATTCAAGCACACCTGTACACAAACACACAAGGACACAAACACACAAACACGCAAACCACACACACACACAAACACAAACACAACACAACACGCACACACACAAGCACAAGCACAAACACAAACACAAACACACAGACAACACAAAGACAGACAAACACACACACGCACACTCACACACAAACACAAGTCACAAACACACAGACACAAGTCATCACATACACACACAAACACACAAACACAAACACACAAACCACAAACACGCAAACACACAACACACAACACACAAACACACAAACACACAACCACACACACGCACACACACACACAAACACACAAACACACAAACACACAAACACACAAACACACAACCACACACAAACACACAAACGCACAAACACGCAAACACGCAACACACAATCACACACACACAAACACACAAACACACAAACACACAAACAGAAACACACAAACACACAAACACACAAACACGCAAACACACAAACACACAAACACACAAACACACAAACACACAAACACACAAACACACAAACACACAAACACACAAACACGCACAAACAACAAAACCAACAAACAAACACACAAACAATACAAACACACAGAGGACACAAACACACACAACAAACGAACGAACGAACGAACGAACGAACGAACAAAGCGACGACGCACAGCAATACGTAACGCTAAGTGAGTGTTCTTGGTTCGATACATACTGCATGTGCGTGTGCGCTGTGCGCGCTGTGTGTGTGTGTGTTGCGTCTCTGTGTCGTATCGTGTGCGTTGTGCGTTTGCGTGTGCGTGTGCGTGTCGTGTCGTTGTGTGTTTGTGTGTGTTGTGTGTGTGCACTGTTTGTGTGTGTGCGTGTGTGTGTGTGTGTGTGTGTGTGTATATGTTTGTATGTGTTGTTTGTGTGTGTGTGTGATTGTGTGTTTGTTTGTTGTGTGTTTGTGTGTTGTGTGTGTGTTGTGTGTTTGTGTGTTTGCGTGTGTGCGTGTGTGCGTGTGTGTGTGTTGTTGTGCGTGTTGTGTGTGTGTTGTGTGTTTGTGTGTGTTGTGTGTTGTGTGTGTGTGCATGTGTGCGCGTGTGTGTGTGTGCCTGTGTGCGTGTGTGTGTGTGTGTGTTGTGTGGTTGTGTGTTTGTTGTATGTGTTGTGTGTGTTGTGTGTTTGTGTGTGTTGTGTGTGTGTGTGCTTGTGTGTGTGCGTTGTGCGTATGTGTGTGTGTTGTGTGTTTGTGTGCGTGTTGTGTGTATGCATGTGTGTTTGTGTGTGCGTGTGTGCGTGTCTGTGTGTGTGTGTGCGTGTTGCGTGTTTGGTGCGTTTGTGATTGTGTGTGTTTGTGCGTGTGGGTGTGCGTGTTTGTCCATTTGCTTACTGTTTGTCTTTGTGTTTGTGTTTGTGTTTGTGCTTGTGCTCGTGTGTGTGCGCGTGCTCGTGCTTGTGTTTGTGTTTGTGTGTGTGTGTGCGTTTGCGTGTTTGTGTGTGTCCTTGTGTGTTGTGTAATAGTGTGCTTGAGCAATACGTAACTGTTCATGTTGAACGTCTTCAACTGGTACATATACTAGCAATCAACTTGTTGTCGGCGGCACTGTGTTTGCCATTGAGGTCGGTTCGCCCATCAAAGGATTTGGCGTACCACCTGGCACAACTGTCGACAGCGTAAGCGGCACAACCGTAACCATGAGTGCCAATGCCACGGCAAGTACATCAATTACAAAAACCGGAACAATTCAAAGCAACCGCATTGATCTGATTGTCAGCGATACCACCGGACTTGCCATTGGCATGAATGTTAGCGGACCGAATGTGCGACCAAATGCAACAATCCTTTCAATCGCTGGAACGACACTAACGCTTGGTCAACCATGGGACATCTGGGATACCTTGACGTTTGTTGACACAAAACAAGCACGACTGGTGCCTCAATACACACGAGTGGAAATCTATAACCGAGATTATCTCTACACCGACGAATCAGGCAATGAATACTTTAGTGATTACTATCCCGTCGGACATGAAACCCGCCTTGAACCCTTTACAAATGAAATGGACATTACAAATGTAAGCTCTCTTGCCGTTGGTCAATATGTCATTGGTTCCGGTATTCCCAAGAGCGCAAAAGCGCAAATTTCATCAATCAGTGGCAATACAGTATTTTTGAATTTTTCAACCGGAAACTCCGGCGATATATACAACGAATATGAAATTTATCAGATACCAACATTTACATCCCAAACCTATTCCTTTGTTGCACCAGACCTGAATTACACTTTCAGAAACGCTGCTGTCCTGCCGTTTGGCTCGTTCCCAAGTGCAGGTTTGACCAAATGAAGTTGTCCGAATCCGTACAGGCTGCTGCATTGGAACACGCCAAGACGGAATTTCCACGCGAATCCTGCGGGCTGGTGGCGGTGGTCAAAGGTCGCAAGCGGTATTTCCCTTGCCGCAACATGGCGGAAACGCCAGACGAACATTTCGTGCTGGACCCCGCCGACTACCGTGGCAGCCGAAGACCAAGGCGAAATTGTGGCGGTGGTGCAGTCAGCCATCCGAAGACCAACCCGGCACCATCCCAAGCTGACCGCGTTGCCTGCGAAAAATCCGGCTTGCCGTGGCACGTCGTCAATCCCCAGACCGAACAATGGGGTTACTGCGAGCCTGAAGGCTTTCGAACTGCCTTACGTGGGGCGCGAGTTTGTCTTCGGCGTGGTGGACTGCTACACGCTCTGCCGCGACTGGTACAACCGCGAGTTCGGGCTGAACCTCAACGACTACGACCGCCGCGACAAGTTTTGGCTACGGGGTGAGAATTTATACCTAGACAACTTCGCCAAGGAAGGCTTCTACCCATCCCACTGGAGGAGCTGCAATACGGGGATGCAATCCTCATGCAACTGCAATCACCGCTGCCCAATCACGCCGCCATTTACCTGGGCGACCAACTGATCATCCACCACGTCCAGAAGCGCCTCAGTAGCCGCGACATCTATGGCGGCTATTATCTGAAAAGCACCGCCCGAGTCCTGCGGCATGAAAGTCGTTAAGGTCTACGGCGCACTCCGCAAAAAGCTGGGTCAGTGCCGTTTCCAGTTTGAGGCTGACACCCCAGCGCAGGCGCTCAAGGCACTTTGCGTCAACTTTCCGGGTCTTGAAAAGTGGTTATTGGATAGCGAACAAGACGGCGTTGGCTATCGCGTAACCATCGGAAAAGAAAAAATAACGAATCAAAACGCAAGCGGATTAGTTCTTCCTTGGAGTGAAAAAGAAGTCTTCAGCATCACGCCCGTGTTGACTGGTGCTGGCGGTGGAACGGGTCAAATTTTGGCTGGTATTGGTCTGGTTGCGCTTGCGATTGTTGCTGGACCGGCTGCAGGCGGTTTTCTTGGTTTGGGTCTTGGTTTAGGTGGAACAACTGGTGCAGGTGGAGCACTGAGTCTTGGCTTGGTTGGTAGTGTGGCAGCTATTGCAATCGGTAGTGTTGGCACCGCTTCGATTCTTGGTGGTATTGCACAAGCCTTATCACCTGTTTCATCCCAATCAAACACAACCTTTGAACGCGGGCGCGACGCAGCAAAGTTTGAATCCTTCACGTTTTCCGGCATCGTCAACACCGAAAAACAAGGCTTACCAGTGCCTGTTATTTATGGCCGGTGTTTCACCGGATCGTCTGTAATCTCGGTTGGCATTGACGTTGATCAACTGATATGAAACGAATTATTGGTGCTGGCGGTGGTGGTGGTGGCGGTTGCTTCCTGAGGGCATACGCTCGTCAACGTTCCAGGCGGCCAACGCCGCATTGATGAAGCTGCAACCGGGCGATCTGGTACTGAGTTTTGACCACACCGGCGAAATTCACGAAGCCAAGATCTTCAAGGTTCACGAACACGAAAACGAGCGCGTCATCCGCTACACGCTCTGGGGCGGACAGCATCTCGATGCCACACCGAACCACTGGGTTCTCAACCAGTTCAATGCCTTCGTCGAAATCGACACGCTGGGCAGCGACGACTGCCTTGTTGACGCCAACGGTCATCTCCGTCCGATCGTCGGCAAGACCGAGTTCTGCAATGGCACGGTCTACAACCTGACCGTAGAAGGACACCACACCTTTATTGCCAATGGCGTTCGCGTCCACAATGCTGGCCTTGGTCTTGGCATCGCTGGCGCTGGTGGTGGCGGTGGTGGTGGCGGTGGTAGGGTGCTGGTGGTGGCGCGGCACAACGAACCCCAACAGAAGCTGACGATTCGCTGCAATCCGTCCAATACGCCAATGTGTTGGATCTCCTCGGTGAAGGCGAGATTGATGGCATTGAAAACGGCACCAAGGGCATTTATCTCGATAGCACCCCAGTCGTTGATGCTAAACAACACCCCTAACTTCACGGGCTACACCATCGTCACCCGCAACGGTACACAGGTCAGGCGGTTATTCCGGACATCGTTGGCACCGAAAGCGAGAACATCGTCAACGTTGAAATCACTAAAGATTTTCCTGTAACTCGCTCGATTGCCAACAACAACATTGACCGAATCCGCGTCACGATTGTTGTCCCAAACCTTCAGCAGTTTCAGACCAACGGCGACATCGTTGCCACGAGCGTTTCGTGAGAAATCTAAAGTTCAATACAACGGCGGTGGTTTTAATACCGTTGCAACCGACACGATTGCAGGCAAAACCAGCAGCCGTCTTATCAGCGCGATTACGTTTTTGAATTGACTGGTGCGTTCCCAGTTGATGTCAAAGTTGTTCGTACCAGTGATGACGCCACATCTGCCAGAACACAAAACGAACTGTATTGGTATAGCTATACCGAAATTATTGACCAACGATTCCGTTATCCAAACTCCGCGCTTGTGTTCCTGCGTTTTGACTCGCGTCAGTTCAACAACATCCCAGCCGTAAATATCTGGTTCGTGGCCTTAAGATTGCCATTCCAAGCAATGCCACGGTTGACACCACCACGCACTTAGGACGCATTACCTACGCCGGTGTCTGGGATGGCACATTTGCTGCAGCCGACATGGACGAACGACCCGGCATGGTGCCTATGGGATCTGCTGACTAATACCCGTTATGCGCGCCAGTATTCCTACCAGCAGCCTTGACCGCTACGATTTCTATTCCATTAGCCAATATTGCAACGAGCTAGTTGATAACGGCAAAGGCGGCTTGGAGCCTCGTTTTTCCTGCAACCTGCTCATCAACAGCCGCGACGAGGTTTACAACGTCATCCAAGAGATGACCAGCCTGTTCCGTGGCATCGCCTATTACGGCGCTGGTTCGCTGGTGCTGCAACAGGACAAACCCACCGATTCGCAGTATTTGATCGGTCCGAGCAACGTTGTTGACGGCATCTTTGTTTACAGCGGCACATCGCAAAAAGCACGCCACACCACTGCAACTGTTGCATATCAAATCTACGAATTGCTTGGTGAAGTTCAATACGAATACGTTGAAGATGCAGAGCGCCGTTGCCAAATACGGCATTATCAACAAGGACATCAAGGCGCTGGGTTGCTACAGCCAGGGTCAGGCGCACCGTGCCGGTAAGTGGGCACTGCTGAGCGAGCAAAACCTGACCGAGACCGTCACCTTCTCGCGTCTCGATCGACAGCGGCATCATCTTGCGTCCCGGCATGGTGATCGACGTTGCCGACCCGTATGAAGGCTGGATCACGCCGCAGCGGTCGCGTTCAGTCTGCCACCACAACCGCCATCACCGTTGACAGCAACAGCTGATCTCACCGTCAATCTGTCAAACAGTCCAACAATTTCAGTACTGATGCCAACCGGCTTGGTGGAAACCAAAACAATCAGCAGTATCTGCCGGCACGTGTAGTTACCGTCAGCAGCGCGTTCAGCGAAGCGCCCAATGCCAATGCCATTTGGCTGATTCAAACCAGTGACATTGAAGCCCAGCAATATCGCGTCCTGAATGTCGCCGAAGGCGGACGACGGCATTTACGGCGTCACCGCACTGCAATACAACCAGTTCGATTTACAACTCGATCGAAGTGATCTTGTCATCACAACGCCGACATTTCAAACCTCAGCGAAATTCCAGGATCCTATAAGTAGCATCAGTGGCTACGGATACATTTATGGCGAAGGAAATAGCGCATTTGTCGGCTTCCAACTTGACTGGATTCCGCCCGCTGGTGCAATCAATAATTACGTTGTTCAGTATCGAATGGACAACGATAACTGGCAGCGTCTCAATACAACTGCACCATCGGTTGCTTCTCAACTCGCCTGCGCGAAGGCACGCTCGACGTACAAGTCCAAGTTGAAATGCACTCGGCAAAGGGCGCAGTATCGACCGCCACTTTTCAACTCGGTCGGCAAAACCAAAAGCCCAGCAAACGTTCAGAATTTGCAGCTTGAAGTTTTAAGTGATAATACCGCACGTCTTAGCTGGGAATCATCGTTTGAAATTGACGTGATCAACGGTGGTGCGGTTTATGTGCGCCATTCCGCTTTGACCGATGGTTCCGCGAGCTGGAACGATTCTGTTGACCTTGTTCCTGCACTTCCTGGAAACGCAACTACCGCCACAATCCCATTGGTAGAAGGTGAAATTTTTGTTCGCTTTGTCGATGACGCGGATACGAATCAGCCCCAATGAAACCAGCATCATCATTGATTTGCCTGATACACAAGGCAAGCTG